AATGACGACAATAACTCAATTAATGTATACAGAAGTACACAAAGTAAAGTAAAGGAAAGTAAAGTAAAGGAAAGTATAAGAGATATGTCACATGATGTGATTGATGACAGTGTTTCTACTACTATTAAAACTACTACTACAAAAAATAATTCATCTCTTTCATCAAAGAAGTTTAGGAAGCCAACATTGGATGAGCTTATTGCATATATCAAAGAGAAAGGATATACGTTTGATCCGGAAGCGTTCATGAGTTATTACGATGCTAACGGTTGGCGTGTTGGTAGGAATCCTATGAAGAGTTGGAAGGCTGCGTGTGCTTATTGGAATAAAAATGAAAAGTCTGTAAAGGGGAAAAAGCCTATACAGGGAAGTCAAAGTTTATCGAGAGAAGATTTAGATATTATAAAAGACTTTTAGGAAGGAGGTTTATATGGAAAGCATTACTCAGGTTTTAAAGGAGTTAGAGATGTCCATTCATAAAACACCGGAAGACGCTCATACATATATTTGTGATAAGTGTCGAGATAAAGGAATCATACCTGTAAATATCGATGGCCATATCATGGTTCGTATTTGTAAGGATTGTGAGAGAAAAAGGAAGTTAAAGAGATGGCTATCTTATAGTGGTATTTCTTCTGAAGATTACAGTCGCTATACGCTTGATAGTTTTTTAGAGGATACTGATGAGGCGTACAAAATGAAAAGGGTTGCTTTGAGTTTTATTCATGATCCCGATGCTATCGGGCTTGGGTTTTTCGGCGCAAGTGGAACGGGAAAGACACATATTTGTATTGCTGTTTGTCAGGCGGTAGGCGCTGAGCACCATTATTGGCAGTACAGAAACGAAATACAAAGGATTAAGAACGTAATGTATCGGAGTAGTGAAAAATACGATGAGTTGATGAGGATACCTAAAACATCATCATTTCTTTATATCGATGATTTGTTTAAGTGTGCTTATAGTGATGCTGCGATTGATAAGCAGGATTTACAGATAGTTTTTGATATCATAAACACTCGATATATAAAGCGGTTACCTACGATTATTTCGAGCGAGTATAGTTTAAATTCTATTACTAAAGCTGATACGGCTATAGGGAGTCGTATTTACTCTATGTGCTATCCATACCTGATGAGGGTAGATGGAAGAAATCGGAGGTTGCAAATCGGGGAAAAGGAGAAATCAAAATGAATACAGTACAGATTTTAGGCAATTTAGGGAAAGAACCGGAAATTAGAGCAACAAGCACAGGTAAAACAGTAGCGAGTTTTTCTATAGCGGTAAAAAGAAAGTATACAACACAGCAGGGCGAGGGTAAAGAATTGACAGATTGGATAAACGTTGTAGCTTGGGGGAACTTGGCAGAGGCGGTAGGAAATGAATTACAAAAAGGGGATCGCGTGTTTGTAGAGGGAAGGTATTCTACGAGGAGTTATGAGGATAAGAGCGGACAGAAACGATACATCACAGAAGTAATTGCAAACACAATAGCAAAGCCGATAGGCGGAAAAGAAAAGCCGGTCACAAAGTTTACGGACTTCGGACGTTCGGAATACGATTCGGGAGAAGTGCCAAAGAAAGAACATAATCAAGAAGATATACCGTTTTGATTGAGGGGTAGATATGGAATTTGTTGTTGAGGGAGATCCGCAGGGAAAAGCAAGACCGCGGTTCAGTAGGAAAAGCGGGACGGTATATACGCCGTCAAAGACAGCAAAGTATGAAAAAGAGATCCGGGATTCGTTTCTTGCTGCCGGTGGAAAAATGATTCCCGATGGAAGTTATGTGACAGTAGCGGTAGATGCGTATTTCAAAATTCCTAAGTCTTATGCCAAAGGGAAACGGTTGGCGTGTAAGTATAATATCAATCGACCGGATAAGAAACCGGATATAGACAACGTGTTAAAGGTGGTATTAGATGCATTGAATAAAGTGGCTTACGAAGATGACAAGCAAGTAATCGAGGTGCGATGCCGGAAATGGTATTCAAGTAGTACAGGATTTTTGAGGATTTCAGTGGGAGAGTTGTGAGTTCTGTGATGTAGTAAAACCGTAAACATCTGTTTTGGTAGGCGTATGGAAGGGAAAAAGCATTACAGAGTGAGGAGATGAGGAATGGCGGATATTAAGCGTGAGATGATAAGTCATCCGGTGCATTATACGCATGGAAAGATAGAGTGTATCGATGCTATTGAGAGTGCTACGTGTGATTTGACAGGGATTGAAGCGGTTTGTACGGGAAATATTATAAAGTATGTATGGCGGTGGAAATTTAAGAACGGCGTTGAGGATTTAGAGAAAGCGTCATGGTATTTAAACAAATTGATAGATCAGATAAAGCCAAAAGATATTTTGCGATAAGTAGGGGGTTTTGATGGCAAACGGGATGAAACCAAATGTGTTTTTTCATGGGGATCCTATGTATGATTCGGCAAGGAGACGTATTTCTAAGGAAATGCAAAAAAAGGAACGGGATATTCGTGATTTTTTTGAGAATCTTCGTCGTGATGGTAATCGACTTCGTTCGGCGGAATTTTTACTTCGTCAGTATGAGGCTGATATATTTAGGATCCGTTCTTGTCGCTATGATATGGAGCATGTAACGGGTACTAAACAAAGTGATGTGTCGGATATTTTGATCCGTCTGGAGGAAAAGCTTATGAGGCAGCGTGAGAATTTTATTTCTCTTTGTCGTGATGTGACGGAAAAGCGTGAGCAGGCGCAGCGGTATATTTCTCGCTTGTCCGATACGGGAATGCAGGCTATTCTCATGGATAGATATTGGGCAGGGCTGACATGGGGTCAAATTGCTAAGAATCATCATTATGATAAGGATTATTGCATGCAGCTAAGGAACCGAGCAATTCGGCATATTGCAGAAAAACATTTTTAAAACATCTCGTATTTTCTCGTATTTCAATGTGGTATAATAGTAAAGTAAAATAATATGCAAGCACTAAAAGAGGACGGGAAACCGTCCTTTTTACATAGAAAAATAAACCGCTCCTTTTGGAACGGTTTTTATATTACAAAGAAAGGAGAAGACGTGACGCCTAAACAAGAAAAATTTTGCATAGAATACCTAATAGACCTAAACGCAACACAAGCGGCAAAACGAGCAGGATATAGCGAAAAAACAGCAGGAAGCATCGGACAAAGACTGTTGAAAAAAGTTGAAATTCAAAAACGAATAACAACACTAAGAAAAACAGAATTTAAAAAGACCATAATGACAGCAGAAGAAGTAGAAAGCCTATTATCGAAAGCCGCAAGGGGCGAAATGGAAGAAGAAACAATCGTGACGGTAGGAGTAGGAAAAGGGCAAAGCCGAGCAATAAAAATGATGAAACAAATCGGAGCAAGAGACCGAATAAGAGCAGCGGAACTCATGGGCAAACGTCACGACCTTTTTGCCAAAGAAACTGAAGTACAAGTAACACCGATAATAATTACGGGAGAAGGTGAAATCAGTGACTAAAAGAATATATTTACCGGATATTGTCGGCAGCGGATATAAAGACTTTTGGAATTTTAAAGGTAGATATAGAGTAGTGAAAGGAAGTCGTGCAAGTAAAAAAAGTGCAACTACGGCACTATGGTATATCTACAACATAATGAAATACAAAGACGCAAACCTTTTAGTAATAAGAAAAACATTTCGAACACTGAAAGACAGTTGCTATACACAATTAAAATGGGCAATACACCGATTAGGAGTAGATGCCTATTTTAATTGCAAAGAAAGTCCGCTCGAAATAACATATAAACCTACAGGACAAAAAATATATTTCAGAGGACTTGACGATCCCTTGAAAGTAACATCAATCACGGTAGACAAAGGTGTTTTGTGTTGGGTGTGGATAGAAGAATCCTATGAGCTGACTTCAGAAAGTTCATTTGATACACTAGACGAATCAATTCGTGGTGAAGTACCTGAAGGACTATTTAAACAGTGTACACTTACCTTCAATCCCTGGAATGAAAAACACTGGTTAAAGAAAAAGTTTTTTGATGTAAAAGATAATGACGTATTAGCAAAAACAACCAATTACATGTGTAATGAATTTCTTGATGAATCCGATCGAAAAATGTTCGAAAGAATGAAAATTACAAATCCGAGACGTTATAGAGTAGCGGGACTTGGGGAATGGGGAATTGTAGACGGACTTGTATATGAAAACTTTGAAGAAAAAGCATTTGACATAAGAAAAGTATTGCAAAGAAACGGAATAGAAAGTGCATTCGGGCTTGATTTCGGTTACACAAACGATCCGAGTGCATTTGTTTGTTTGCTTGTAGATACAATACGAAAAGAAATATACGTATTTGACGAAATGTATAAAAAAGCAATGACAAACGAAATGATATACAAAGAAATAGTGCGAATGGGATACTCAAAAGAAAAAATTATAGCGGACAGCGCCGAGCCGAAATCCATTGCACAACTTCGTGGACTTGGCTTATTGCATATACACGGGGCAAAAAAAGGAAAAGACAGTATTTTAAATGGAATACAACTAATTCAAGATTACAAAATAATAATTCACCCGAGATGCGTAAATTTTATAACAGAAATTACAAATTACACATGGGACAAAGATAAATTTGATAACCAAATAAACAAACCGATAGATGATTTTAACCATTTATTAGACGCTATGAGATATGCTATGGAACGATTCGGAAGAAAAGCAAGCAGTATTCAATTTTTGAAATAAGGAGTAATATGAATTTAATGACAATGTTAAGTAACATCATAAGAAACGGGAAAGAAAGTGAAATGACGGAAACGGAATTTCTTGAACAAGAACTCAAATCGTGGCTTACAAGCGAAAAAAGAAATATGATGCTTGTAGGTAAAAACTATTTTGACGGTAATCATGATATATTGCATAAACAAAGGCAATCCGTAGACGAATGCGGAAACATGCGAACAATAAACAATTTGCCCAACAACCAAATAGTAGACAACAGATACGTTGAACTTGTAGAACAGAAAGTAAATTATCTTTTGGCAAAACCTGTTGAAGTAAAGACGGCAGATGAAAATTACGGGAAAAAACTTGATAAAATATTTAACAACATATTTCGTAAAAGAATGAAAAATTTAGGAATAGACATATTAAATTGCGGAATAGGATACTTGCATCCCTACATAAAAGAAGACGGAACATTTGCAATAAAAAGGTTCAATCCGGAAGAAATATTACCATTTTGGAAAGACGAAGAACATGAAATAATAGATTCATTCATAAGAATATATCCGGTAAGCGTATATGAAGGCAAACAAAAGAAAACAATACAAAAAGCAGACTATTATACAAAACAAGGAATAAAACACTATGTATATGAAAATCAAAATCTTGTTCCGGACGTAGAAAAGCAAGAAGAAGCATATTTAAATATAAACGAAAAACCTTTTACTTGGAGCAAAATTCCGCTTGTTGCGTTTAAATATAATCAGCATGAAATACCGTTGATAAAACGTGTTAAGTGTTTGCAAGATGCATTAAATATTTTATTAAGTAATTATTCCGACAACATGATGGAAGACATCAGAAGCACCGTATTAATACTTGAAGGATACGAAGGTGAAGAACTTGCAACATTCAGAAAAAATCTGTTGGCATACGGAGTAGTAAAAGTAGGAACTGACGAACGAAAAGGCGATGTGAGAGCATTACGAATAGAAATCAATGCAGCAAATTATGATTTGATTATCAAGCTTATTAAAAAAGCTATTATTGAAAACGGCAGCGGATTTGACGCAAAAGACGATCGTATGAGCAACAATCCCAACCAGATGAACATACGTTCAATATATTCAGATATAGATCTTGACGCAAACGGAATGGAACTTGAAATACAATCAAGCCTTGAACAATTAATGTTCTTTGTAAACACCTACTTAAACATTACAAATAACACACAAAATGAAAACGAAGTACAATTCATATTTTCAAGAGATACACCGATAAACGAAGCGGAAGTAATCGAAAACTGCAGAAACTCCATAGGAATAATAAGTAAAGAAACAATTATTTCAAATCACCCGTGGACGAAAGACACACAAGATGAAATAACAAAACTCAAAAAAGAAACGGACGAACAAATGGAAGACTATGTATCAAACACCTTAAAGGAAAAGAAAGATGAATAACTATTGGCAAAAACGATATGAAAAACTGAAACTTTCAGAAATGAAAAAAGCGGAAATAACCGCTGCCAAGCAGAAAGAAATCTATCAAGAAACACTTACCCGACTAAGACAACAAGTACTTGATTGGTATGACAAATATGCAAGAGAAAACAATATAAGCCTTGCAGACGCACAAGAACAACTTACAACAAGCGAAAACAAAGAATTTAAAATAACGCTTGAAAAATACGGAGAACTTGCAAAAAAAGAAAATCTATCAAGCGAATACAAACGATTACTTGAAAATGTATCAATGAAAGTAAGACACGCAAGAAGTCAAAAACTCTATATTGACACAATACATCTTGTAGAACAACTTGCAAAAACACAAAAAATACAATTGGAAGAACTGTTAAAAGACGTGTACGAAGACAGCGTATACAAAACCGCATACGAAGTGCAAACAATGCAAGGCAAGTACACGCAAATGCAAGGACCAAACGAAAAAGAAATAAATGAAATAATCAAAAAACCGTGGACGGAAGACGGGAAAGAATTCTCGACACGCATATGGGAAAACAAACAAAAGCTCGTGCAAACACTCACAAGAGAAATGACACGAGCTTTTATATTGAAAGAAAGCACAAGTGAAATCACACAAAGAATTACAAAACGTTTTAATGTATCATATAACGAAACAAAAAGACTTATAGAAACGGAAACGGCATACATACAAGAAAAAGCCATGCTTGACACATACGATAAACTTAACGTTGAAAAATACGAAATACTTGCAGTACTTGACAGCAAAACAAGCGAAATATGCAGACAAATGGACGGGAAAGTGTTCGAAAGAAAAGACGCAAAAGCAGGAATAACACTTCCGCCGTTCCATTGTTACTGCAGAAGTACGACTGTACCATATATTGAAGAATTAGATGAAGAAGAAACAAGAGCTGCAAGAAATGAAGAAGATAAGACGGAATTTGTACCGAAAATGTCTTATGAAGAATGGAAAGAAAAGTATGTAATAAAGGGCGAGAATAAGCAGACAAAGCCGTTGGAAAATGGTAAAACATTTTCACGATCCGTTAAAGATATAACCGATAAATACACAAACAAAAACAAGCCTTCTACAGGAAAGCTTGTATATGATAAAGATTATGATGTGAATAAAAATGTAGAAGAAGTTGAAATCGCAAAATGGATACATGAAAATATTGGCGGAAATATAAAACTTCTGACGGCCGTTAATGAGCAAAACAAAAAGACTGCCGATTATTTATGGAATGGAAAGTTGTGGGATTTAAAAAGTATAACGACAGAAAAATCTGCAGATAGCTCTATAAGAAAGGGCGTTAAACAAATTGCTGATAATCCGGGCGGAATAATATTAAATTATGTAGGGAAAGCACTTGATTTGGAGAAGTTGAAAGAATTTGCGATAAATAGGCTTAATCGTAGTCAAGTATTGGATATAGAGGTTATTGCAGTTAAAGATAACAAAATCGTTTTCGTGATAAGTAACAAATGAAAGAAACCTTAGCCCCCTCGCCAGATAAAGGGCAAAGGTTCTAAGGTTTCTTTTATTTGACTTAATTATATATTAAATAAAAGAAAAAGTCAAAGCAATTTTAGAAAACTAAGAAAAACAAGAGCCGCAAGAAATGAAGAAGGTAAGACAAGTTTATGAAGGTAAAAATGTTTATATACCTATTTATAAAAATGTTTAAAATTGCTGAAAATTTATCAATTCCAAATGGTATTAATAATTTAAAGAGGTAAAATATGAATACTAATTATATGCTTTTAACCAATAAACAAGATTATGGGAAAGTGATAAAACGGATAGGGGGAAAAAGTTATATATATATAAATGGCGAGTGGAAACGTACAGGTTGTATGGTTGCGTATTTTTGGTTTGGGAGTCCCTTATATGATATGTATAAAGAGATAACCGAAGAAGAGGCAATGAAGCGTATAGCTGAAATGAAATAAAACCGCTTACAAAAGTAGGCGGTTTTAAATTTATATAAGTTAGTTAATTAGATAAACGGATTTTACGTTTATCTTTTTTGTTGGAGGTAGTTATGGATAATTTCAGTATTATTTACAAAATTCTTAAATCGATAGAATTGTCTATGGATTATGACGAATTTGATGAAAATTCGATATCTGCAGAATTTTTGAATATAACACAACAAAGACGTGATGCAATTATTTGCGAGTTGGTTGAGCAAGGATATGTATCGGGTATAAAATTAATTCCTATATTGGGAAAACGGACTCCGGGTATAAGGTTATGTGCACCGAAGATTACCATAAAAGGAATGGAGTATTTATCGGAAAATTCAATGATGAAAAAAGCATATAGATTGGCAAAAGGAATAAAAGATGTAGTACCGGGGGTTTAATTATCGGAGGTAAATCGTGAAGCGTGTTATGAAAACAATAGACATTGAAAAAGGAATTTTGTATGTACGAACAAATGATTGCAGATACAGATTTGCGAAATGTAATGCGGAAATTGAAATTATAGAAGAATTTACAAATATTCCGTGTTTAGGTAAGGGAAATATCATAAAAAGTAGAAACTTGTGTATGTTAATTACATTCAATCATTTTGAACGTAATTTAGATATAGAATCTGTCGAAGCATTTGACTTTATAGGTGAGATTTTAAGAAAGGACGGTATATATGAAAAAATACAATTTGTAAATTGCCGTGTTGCAACGGAACTTGATTTAACGCAAGAAGGCGTGTGCGAGTTTGAGGTAAATTGCACGAAAGAGTTGATGAGAAAACTCATGAACAGTTAAATAATTCGGTTAATGGCACTCATATGAGTGTTTTTATTTTGTCTTTTTGGCATTGCAGACGATAAAGAACAAGACCGTAATTGTGAGGTGTGGCTCACGAAAATTAAGCGAAACAGGAGGATATTATGACAAAAGAAGAGTTGAAAGCATTAGGACTTACGGATGAACAGATAGTAAAGGTGATTGAAGATTACGGTAAAAATTACGTGTCAAAATCACAGTTCAACGAAAAGAATGAAGCTTTGAAGTTTGAGAAAGAAGAAAGGGGGAAACTTTCAAAAGAAATTGAAACATTGAAGAAGAACAACAAAGACAATGAAGCACTTATAAAGCAAATAGAAGATTTGCAAAGTGCGGCAAAGGATCGTGAAAAGACATATCAAGGAGAACTTACAAAAATGAAATTTGATATGGCTTTGGAGCGTTCGCTTACAAGTGCAAAGGCACGAAATGTAAAAGCCGTGCGTGCATTGCTTGATTTGAAAGATTTGAAACTTGATGATAAAGGTGAAATTCAAGGACTTAACGATAGAGTTGAAGCATTGAAAAAATCGGATGCTTATCTTTTTGAAAATGAAAGTAAACCGAAATTATCGGGGATAACACCTTTGGACAGTTCAAATGATAATCAAGAGTCAAGCATGCAATCGCAAATAGAAGCGGCATTAGGTATTTAATATTTAAAAATAAAAGGAGAATAAATAATGGCAATTAATACTTTAGAAATGGCAAAACTTTTTCAACAATCTTTAGATAAACAAATGTTGGTAGAAGCTACATCGGGATGGATGGAAGCAAACGCAACTCAAGTTAAATATAACGGCGGAGATACTGTAAGAATGCCTGAAATTTCTACATCGGGACTTGCGAAGTATGATCGTGATAACGGATTCAATCAGGGTGCTGTAACCTTGAAATATGAAGATTACAAGCTTACACAAGATCGTGGACGTACATTCCACTTGGATGCAATGGATGTGGATGAATCAAATTTTATTGCAACTGCAGGTAATGTCATGGGGGAATTTCAACGATTACAGGTAGTTCCGGAAGTAGATGCATATCGTTATTCTAAAATTGTTCAGCTTGCAAAAGGAGTAAATCACACAACGGAAGCGGCAGTAGCAAAAACTACAATTCTTGAAATGCTTGATGATGAAATTACAAAAATTCAGGATGTTGTCGGAGAAAATTCAGGACTCGTTATTGTAATGTCTACTCCCGTTCGTACCGTTTTGAATAATGCGAAAGATATTCAGAAGTATTTAGATGTCGGAGAATTTTCGTCAGGAGCACTCAAGACAAAGGTAAAGACTTACAATGAAATTCCGATTTTATCCGTTCCTTCCGCACGTATGAAGACTGCATTTACTTTTAATGATGGAAGCACAGTAGGACAAGAAAAGGGCGGATTTGAAGCAACAAAAGAAGCAAAGGATATTAATTGGATCATTATGGCACGAAATGCACCGATTGCTGTTTCAAAAACTGACAAGATTCGCATTTTCGCACCGGACGTAAACCAAAGAGCCGATGCATGGAAGCTTGATTATCGTAAGTTCCATGATTTGTGGATTCCTAAAACAAAGCTTGCAACAGTTTGGGCAAATATAGGAGCTTGATATAGGAGGATTTTATGAAATTTACTGAAGCGGTAAACATGCAAGTGAGACAAATTACAGGTAAGGATGTTTCAAAAGAAGATACAACTCTTTTAAAATACATTTCGCTTGATGTTGAAACCCATATAAAGAATTTCATAAATTATTCTTGTGTACCGAACGGACTTTCATATGTTTGGGTCAATCTTACGACTGCAAGATACATTGAAGTTAAATTATCTTCAAATGCATGGCAAGATAACGAATTGAACGTCCCTAAAAGTATAAGGTTGGGAGATACCACGGTAGAACTTACAGGCGATGATGTAAAAACAAGGTTGATGGGTGCAATTGAAGCATTGAGACGAGAGGATGATATGAAATGCTATCGAAGGCTCAAGTGGTAAGTGCAAGACGAGCAATAGAAAGCCTATATACCGATACTTGTAAAATAATCACAGAGTGTGACGTACTTGATGATGAAAGCGGGATAATGAAAACGACAAGGGTAGTTTCTCAAAGCTATCCTTGTCGACTTTCATATAAAGATATTCCCAATGCAACTTCTGAGGGTATTCCGATAATGTCGCAAAGTGTAAAAATATTTCTTGCTCCTGAAATAAAAATAAGTTCAGGAAGTGAAATTCATGTAATAAGACAAGATAGAAATCTTGAATTTGTATTGGCAGGAGTTGCGGCGGTATATGAAACGCATCAAGAGATTTCACTTACGTTGAAGAAGGTGCATAATGGCTGATGTTTCATTTGATTTCTCGGGGTTTGAAGAACTTGAAGAACGTTTAGATCGTATTTCAGGAGAAGAGCTTTTAAAAGTAAAAGAAGACTCTGTAAAAGAGTTGGCAAGTGTGTATTTGCGCAACGCAAAAGAAAACACGCCTGTATTGGGCACACAAACAAAAAAATTGGCGAACGGAACAGTGATTTCAACAAACTCGGAGCATATGCGACGAAGTTGGGATGCGGGAGATTTGGAAAGTACACAAAAAGAAACAAAAATAAAAGTATACAACGGTGCCTCTTATGCGGCATTTGTAAATGACGGGCATCGGCAGCATAAGGGACAATTTGTACCGATATTGGGAAAAAGACTTGTAAAAGGTTGGGTTGAAGGTCTTCACATAACCGATAAAGCGGAGAGTGCGGTAAAACGTAAATCAAAGAGGATTTTAAAAAGCAACATAGAGCGTGCATTAAGGAGATATAGTGAATGACGGTTATAAATAAGGTTATAAAAGGAATTTCAAAAAGACTATATGATTGCACGAAATATCCGGTTTATGTGGATAAAAAGACGAACAACGTGCATTTTCCTTGTTTCTTTTTGAGAGTTTCCGATACGTCACGCAATCGTATAGTAGGGGAAAGATATCTGCAGACTCATACTTTTGATATTTGGTACTTACCTAACGAGGCGGACGAGATAAAAGATGTAATGAACGAATTACATGAACTTGCGGAGAATTTATATTTCATTCTTGAATATATAGAATGTGAAGATTTTTTAATTCGTGGAAGCGACATGAGTTATCGCATAACGGACGGAAGTCTTCACTTTTTTGTTACGTATGAAGTTTTTTTATTAAAAGAAAAAAAGCAAGAAGAGTTTATGGAAAATTTGGAAGTGAAAGGACGTATAAATGGAGAGTAAGGAACAAACGAATGAAAATTTATATAACGGCAAGGATATTTTGGCATCAAAAAAATATCGAAGATACAGAGATTTACTCAGAGCAATTATAAACGAAAATGATTTTTATGAATTGGAATGCGTAGATAATCTTTTAAATGAGATATTGACTAAAAAGGAGGATAAATAATGGCATTAGGCGGAGGTAAATGGTTGTTTCAAAACAAAAAATTACCGGGAACATATATTAATTTCGTGAGCAAGGATAGAGCAAGTGCCAATGTTGCGGAACGTGGATTTGCAACGATGGCGCTTTCACTTGATTGGGGTGTTTCGGGGAAGGTTTTTCGTGTAAATCAAGAAGATTTTATTAAAAATTCAACGGAAATATTCGGTTATGATTATGGTCATGAAAAGTTGAAAGGTCTTCGTGACCTTTTTAAAAATTTAAAGACCGGATATTTCTACAGATTGAACGGAAGCGGAATAAAAGCAAAGAATGATTATGCAGTTGCGAAATGTTCGGGTGTGCGTGGTAACGATATTGTAATCACAATACAAAATGATGTAGATAACGAAGGAAAATTTATTGTAAAAACATTACTTAAAACAAGTGATGTATTAAAAGTTGTCGACATTCAAAAAAACATTTCAAAAACGAGTGAGTTAAAAGATAACGCATTTGTTACATGGGATACTTCCGTAACTTTAAAGCCGGTAGCAGGAAGTGCATTAACGGGCGGAACAAACGGAACCGAAGTGACAATCAGCGATTATCAAAAGTATATCGAACTGATTGAACCTTATTATTTCAATATACTTGCTTATGCAGGCAGTGATGTAATGATAAAAAATTTGTTTTTAAATTTCACAAAACGTTCACGTGAAGAGACAGGAAGCAAATTCCAGTTAGTAGTACACGGACTTGAAAAAGCAAATTATGAAGGAGTAATAAGCATAAAAAACGATGCTCTTGATACAAACGAAATCGGATCATTGGTTTATTGGCTTGCAGGGAAAGAGGCATCTTGCGAAATAAATGCTTCTTGTACGAATGCCATATATGACGGAGAGTTCAAAGTTAATACAAATTACAAGCAATTTGAACTTGAGCAAGCCGTTGAAAGCGGAATGCTTATGTTCCATAACGTGAGCGATTCCATTGGCGGAAATGTAGTGGGAGATGTACGAATTTTAAGTGATATAAACACATTCACCGAATTTACGAAGAACAAAAATTCGGACTTTGCATTAAATCAGGTAATCAGAGTTTTGGACAATGCGGCACTTGATATTGCAAGACTTTTCAACAAGATTTATTTGGGTAAGGTGCAGAACGACGACTCGGGGCGTACTTCACTTTGGAAAGACGGAGTTGCATTGTTTGAAGAGTATAGAAGAGTACGTGCAATTCAGAATTTTAAAGATAAAGATTTACCGATACCGACACAAGGAAGTGAAAAGACTTCCGTTGTATGGAGTTTTGAAATACAACCTACCGCATGTATGGAAAAATTATATTGTACGGTTGTAGTTGCGTAGTGAAAGGAGATATTTATGGCAGATTTAAGTGCTATCAGAACAATGATTGCTGCCGATGTAATTTCGGCAAAGCTTGCAAGTGCGTATATTACCGTTGACGGCAACAGATACTTGCTGTTTCAGGCAAAATCACTTGAGGCGAGTGTTGAAAAAGAAAAAGAACAAGTTGCTATTTTAGGGCGACTGATGAAAGGAAATAAATCCGTTTCCGCAAAAGGGAGCGGAACAATGACCATTTATAAAAACACTCCTATATTTGATGAAATGATTTTAAAATGGATGAATGAGGGTATCGACACATATTTTGATATGCAAGTTGAAAACGAGGACCCGACAAGTAAAGCGGGAAAGAGAGTTGTAATTCTGACAGGTTGTAACATTGATAAAATTAGCGTTGCAAAATTCGATGCGGAAGGTAAATGGCTTGAAGATGAAATTTCATTCACTTTTGAAGGAGTTAAAATTCCGCAAAATTTCAGAGTTTTAGACGGCATGAAAGGATAAATAGATGGAAAACACATTAAAAGCGTTTATGCGTGAAGAGTACTTGGCAAAAGAACCCGTTAAATATGTTGCGAGTAAGCGTATAAAGGATGACAAGGGTGCAGCGGTAGAATGGCAACTTCGTGTGCTTACAAACAAGGAAATAGAAGAAATATTGGACAAGCGCACCAAACGTATACCGATTAAAGGTGCAATTAAGCAATATACTAAAGAACTTGACAGTGAAGGTGCTTATATGGATATGGCTTTGCGATCGGTTGTATATCCGAATTTGGACGATGAGGAACTTCAACAGTTTTACGGTACCGTAGGAGCGGAAGATACATTGAAAGCGATTTTGATACCGGGAGAGCTGACAGACTTGTTACTTGCCGTGCAAGAAGCGTGCGGTTACAACGTAGGAATGAAAGATGAAGTAAAACATGTAAAAAACTCTTAAAAGCGGGAGATTTTGATACAAATCTTGCTTATTTCGCATTCATAAAGCGTGGAGTGTTCCCTCATGAATTATTTGATTTACCGCAGAGGGAATACTCTGCCATATGTGCGTTCTTTGATGTTTATTCCAAAGAACAAAAGAGAGAAGCAAGTAAGTTAAAAAACAAGTGAAAGGAGGAGTAAATGGCAAAACTTGAAAACTTTATAAGTTTGCGTGACGGAGTTTCTCCCGCACTCCAAAAAATTACATTTTCCGCAAGAAATGCACAAAACAAAATGTATAATTTTAAAACTGCAGTAACAGGTGCAGGAGCTGCAGCAGAGACTGCAAGTGTGTCGCTTGGAAAGATATTTACAGGGAATTTGCTTGCAAATGTAGCAATAAGTGCTGTAAACAGATTGAAGGAAAGTCTGATGGGATTTATAAGTGTTTCGGAAAGCTATTCGCAAGTACAGGGAAGATTGGCAATTATTACAAAAACTCAAGGAGAAGCCGCAAAACTTAATGATATGATTTATGAATCCGCTCAACGTGCAAGGGGCGGCTACTTGGATATGGCACAATCCGTTGCGAAATTGTCGCTCAATGCAAAAGACGCTTTTCCCGATCCTAAAGAAGCAGTAGGATTTGTGGAAGGTGTGCAAAAGCTTTTCACCGCAAGCGGAGCAAGTAAGAATGAACAGAAAAATGCGATGCTGCAATTAACTCAAGCATTGGGAAGTGGACGTTTGCAAGGTGACGAATTCAGATCTATTTCTGAAAATGCACCCGAACTTTTAAATTTGATTTCCAAAGAATTGGGAGTAACAAGAGCAAAGGTCAGAGAGCTTGCAACGGAAGGGAAATTAACACCCGAAATTATTAAAAATGCCGTAATGCATAACATGGACACGATAGACAAAATGCTTGATAAAATGCCTAAAACTTGGGGCGACCACTGGCAAAGCATCAGCAACGCAGCAATAAAGGCATTTGTCCCTATATTCGATGAAATGAAATCACTTGCAAATTCAGATTCGGTACGTGAACTTGTAAAAAACATTGTAGGGGCAATAAAGGGATTTGTCCCTATATTTTACGGACTTGTAAAAGTTGTAAAAGGTGCATTTGAAATAATAAAAAACATTGTTGTCGGAGTATCAAATTTCATAAGGCAACATTCATTACTAATCGAACTTGCCCTGAAATCTGCAGGCCTTGCATTTCTTTATGTGGGAACTTTGGCGGCAATCGCTATGAGTAAAACAATTGCACAAATGGCGATAGCAACGGTTGAAACAATGCTCAAAGTTGCAGCGGATATTGCGGAAACAGGCGCAATAATTGCATTGACAATTGCACAAGAAGGTTTTAATGCGGCATTATATGCTTGCCCCTTGACATGGATAATCGGGTTGATATTTGTTTTTATAGGAATTATTTATGGAGCTGTGGCGGCAATTAATTATTTTACAGGAGCAAATATTTCCGCAACAGGAATAATTGCAGGTGCATTTGCATGGCTCTTTGCTATGATTGCAAACGGAATTATATTTGTAATAAATAATTTTATAGCATTTGCAAATTTCTTAATGAATGTATTTCAAGACCCTTTGAATGCTGCATATAATTTATTTGTGGATATATGGAACGGAATTGTAGACTTTGTAGCGCAAGCGATAAATGGAATTATTGACCTTGTCAATGAAATACCGGGTATGAAAAAAATAAAAGTATTTGGACATGTTGAAGCTTCGGGACTTGAAAGAAAAGTGCTTAAGGGTGCAAATTATCATATCAATTCAATGGCTTATTTTGATGCGGGTAGTATGATGCAATCTGCTTATAATCGAGGTGCGAGCATAGGCAACATGTTTTCAATGCCGGACATGAAATCTCTTTATAACGAAAAGGACGAAGCTGAAAAAGATGAAACAATGCAAGATATTGCGGATAACACCGGGAAAGGAGCAAAAGCAGGAGAAAGAGCGGCGGACGCACTTGAAAGTACGGTAGATGATTTGAAGTACTTACGTGAAGCGATGCAAAACGAAGCGACAAATAAGTATACAACAACAATTCACGTAGATGCCGGAGGACTTCATATAACAAATGCCGATGAGCGTGACTATGACGGAATATTCCGTGAATTTTGTAATCGTGTAGTGGAAAGTATGGAAAACGGAGCGGAGGGTGCATTAAGATGAGTTATCATTTCTTTTTAGGACATACAATGCTTCCCGTACCGCCGGAAGAACTTGAAATAAAAATTAACGGAAGAAACAAGAAAATTAACTTAATAAACGAAGGAGAGGTAAATCTTATAAAGGAAACGGGTTTAACGGATATTTCTTTTAAATTTTTACTTCCGAATCATTATTATCCGTTTTCAAATTATGATACTTCGCTAAAACAGAGTGTAATTTCTTACGCATTGGATAAAGCGGTAGATAAATTAGGATTGAAAGATATATTTACGAATCCTTTTTCATTTAAAGAGGCAAGAGTATTTTTAGATGAGATAAAACGAATCAAGACTGATAAAACACCGTTCAGATTTATAGTTACACGCATGAATTTTGACGGTAAAATGCTTTGGAATACAAATATGCTTACTACAATAGAAAACTACTCTATAAATGAAAATGCAAACAACGGAACGGATATTTATGTAGAGATAAAACTCAAAGAATATGTCCCGTTCGGTACTAAAGAACTTGAAGTGATTAAGGATAAAAACGGAAAAGAAATATTTCAAGTAAAGAAAAAAAGATTTGAAGAAAATACAGATTATCCATCCGCAATAAAAATCACAAATCAAGCTTCCGTGATGGAGGCGGTATATTCCGCTGCCGGAAATCGTGTCAATTGGAAAAGTGTTGCAAGGCGGAGCGGGGTAACGAATCCGCTTGAAAAAAATATAGAAGGGAAGATGCTTAAACTTGAATAATTTACACGTTGTAATTCATAATCGTAAACAAAACCAGTATATGACACCTTCCGTCTTGGATAATGCGACACTTTCATATGTAATAAGCGGAGCACCGGGCAAATTTATTTTTAAAGTATATAAAGATGAAACACTTGATTTTGCGGAAGGCGACACCGTTCAAGTGCTTTATGACGAAACTCCGATTTTTTTCGGATTTGTTTTTGCAAAGAAACGCAATAAAGATAAAACAATAGAAGTTGTTACATACGATCAATTGCGTTATTTGAAAAATAAAGACAGTATTACATACAAAAACAAAAAGGCAAGCGATTTAATAAAAATGCTTGCCGGTGACTTCAAACTTAAATGCGGAGAAATAAAAGACAGTGATTTTGTAATAAAAAAACGTACGGAAGATAATGCTACATTGCTTGATATGATTCAATGGGCATTAGATTTTACGACCATGAACACAAAAAAATTATTTGTTTTGTATGATGATTGTGAAAAACTGATGCTGAAAGAACCGTCCGATTTATTTGTTCCTATTCTTATAGATAATGAAACGGCACAAGATTTCTCATATGAAAGCAGTATAGACAAAGATGTATATAACTTGGTTAAACTTGTGCAAGAAAATGCGGAAACAGGTGAACATCAAATATTCTATGCCCCGAAGAACTCAAGTGAATATGCAAATTCCGAAAACTTCAAAAGATGGGGAGTGCTTCAATATTACGAAAAACTTACAGATACTTCGCTTAACCCTCAAATGCTTGCAAATGAACTTTTAAAATACTATAACGAAGTTTCAAGAAATATTTCCATATCAAATGCGATAGGAGATATAAGAGTTCGTGCAGGGTCTATGATAGCGGCGGCATTGAACTTGGGAGACGTGAAAGTTGCTCAAAAAATGCTTGTTACGGAAGTAAAACATACATTTTCAAACAATGAACACATGATGAATTTGAAGCTTAAAGGGGGAATTTTCAATGCGAAATAGTAGTGTTGTAAATGTTTTGCGTACGCTTGTAAAACAAACGGTTGATGCAAATAATCCTGCAGATTTACTGTTCGGAATTGTTGAAAGTGAAACCCCTCTTGCAATCAAGCTTGAAGATAAACGAATACTCGATGAAGATTTTTTATTGTTATCGGACATGGTACGAGATTACGAAGTGGATATAGAAGTATCGCATGTTACCGAAAATACAGGAGGGGGAAGCGGTGAAGCTGCATTTTCTTCACACTGCCATAAATATAAAGGCAGGAAAAAAATAAAAGTATACAACGGACTTAAAAAAGGCGAACGGGTTGTCATTTTGAAACGATCGGGAGGACAACTCTTTTATGTACTCTGCAGATATGACAAACACTCAAGTTTAAAAGGTCAATGGAATTGAGGTGAAACATGGGACTGCTACCGGAAGAAAACAGTATAAGAATAGATGAAAACGGGATAAATAATATTTACCCGTCAAGTACTTATCAAATGCACGTTGAAGAAGAAAGCATAAACGGAATAATAACGGAAGAAACGAAAGCGATTGAGCAGGCGGTATATAAAATTCTAAATACCGAAAGATACAAATATATAATTTACAGTTCAAACTATGGCGTAGAACTTGAAGAGTTATTCGGCAAGCCTATGCCTTTTGTTTTGCCTGAAATTCCCAGACGCATAAAAGAAGCATTGATACAAGATGATCGTATAAAGGACGTGGATAATTTTATTTTGAATAATGACAAAAAAGGAAATGTAACGGTTGAATTTACCGTACATACCGTTTACGGAGATATTAAGGCGAAGAAAGAGGTGAAAGTATAGTGTACGAACGTGAAACAAGACAGGAAATACAAAAACGCATGCTCGAAAGAGTTCCCGGTGACGTAGATAAACGTGAAGGGAGTATTATATATGACACAATAGCGCCTGTTGCTGTAGAACTTGAACTTTTGTATGCGCAGATGGAATATTTTATACAAAACACATTTGCGGATACTGCAGAAAGGAATTTTTTGACAGAACGTGCAAAAGAACGTGGAATATTTCCCAAAGAATCTACATGTGCAATTGTAAAAGGCATATTTTCTCCCGATTTTATAGAACTTCCTGAAGGCACACGTTTTTCATGTGAAGAACTTAATTACAAAATAACGGAGAAAGTAAAAAACGGCGAATATTTACTGCAGTGTGAAACAAAAGGCGTATGCGGAAACAAAGAAAGAGGCATGTTGATACCCATAGATTATAATCAAGGGTTGGAAAAAGCTGAAATAGCGGAAATTACAATTCCTGCAGTAGACGAAGAAGAAACGGAACGATTTAGAGAAAGATTTTTACGAAGTTTCGACCTGCAAAGTTACGGAGGAAATATTTCGGATTATAAATCTAAAATTGAAAACATTCCCGGTGTGGGAGGAGTGAAAGTATATCCTGTGTGGAACGGCGGCGGAACGGTGAAAGTTGTATTTTGTACAAGTGAATACAAAACACCTTCAAATGAGTTTGTAAAAGAAGTACAAGAAGTACTTGACCCTTTGCCGTACAGTCAAAAAGGGATAGGTATAGCACCTATCGGACATTATGTCACGGTTTTCGGGACGAATAATAAAAAAATCAATGTGAAAACAAAAATCACTCCCAGACAAGGAGTGAAAACGGAAGACCTTAAACCGCTTGTAAAAAAAGCACTTGTTGAATATTTTTCAAGGCTTAATAAAGAATGGAAATCCACGCAAACCGTTTCAATAAAGAGGTTTGAAAACGTAGGAATTGTAGTTCGTATTGCACACATAGAAAGCGTAATACTTGATTTGCCGGGAGTGCTTGATGTGGAAAACACAACTATAAACGAGAGCAACCATAATATAGAACTTGGAGTAGACGAACTTGCAGTAACGGGAGAAATAACTTATGTATAACAAATTAAGAAAAGAATTTAATTTAAGAAATGCAAATGTTGAGCGTTATTATCCTGATGTTATTTCAAATGCAAAAGAACTTAAATCACTTTCGAAAACGATAGATAAAGAATTGGATATATGGATAGATCGTGTAAAAGAAAGTTTTTTAAATACTTTTGTATACAATCTAAATAAAAAAGGTTGCGAAAGATATGAACAAATGCTTTTTATTACACCGAAAATAAACTCAAGCATTCAAGACAGACAACAACAAATACTTGCGAAAATAAACGCACAGTTACCGTATACGGAGAGAAGTTTTCAAAAGATGCTGAATGCGACATTCGGCAGCGGAAAGGTAACCGTAAGTGTTGATTACAATAATTATGCACAATGGCTTTCCGTTACTCCCGGAACTCAAATAGATAACGAATTTCTCACAACATATGCAAGACAAATAACACCCGCAAATTTAACTATAAATTTACGAACCGACAACTATGTGGAAACGAAAATATATCATGGAGCAAAAAGTCTTATTTATGAAAAAATTGTAATAGGAGGATAAAATGGCACTTTGGAATAAAACGGTAGTCACATCACAAGGACTTGAACTTAACGCAAGAGCCTTAACGGAAAATAAAAAAATACAAATATACGAAGCACGAGGGGGACACTATGAAAACTTAAAACGTGAAGCAATGCCTATAAGATTTGAAATAGCAGGTAAGACAAGTAAAGGTAACACTACTCATATAGTACTTCAAATAGACAATAATAAAGTTGTCGAAAAACTTGAATTTGATACGATTGCATTATATGCGAAACTTGACGGAGACGTTGTGACGAATGCTCTGCCCTATGCAACCGTAACAACTAAAGACGGAGAAAAAGAAATAATCCCTCCAAAAACAAATCAATATAAAGTTTTAAGAGTTGAAGTAATACTTGCGTTTGACGATACGGATAATATAACCGTAAACCCGACAATAAACTTAGGAATAACAAAAGAAGAATCGAAACTTCAAGCATATGACCTTTTGAGAACACACAATCAAGATATAGATGCACACGAACCTTTCTATGAAAAAATCAAAAAATTCATAAAAGAACAACACTTTGCACCGATAGATTCACCCAAATTCAACGGGATACCCGAAGTGCCGTTTCCAAGTTCCTACGATAGCGACAATCAAGTTGTAAATGTAGCATTTTTAAAAAGCAAACTCGGAACACTTGATTTAGGAATAGTGGACGGTGATGTAAGCAATGAAAAAGCATGGTGGGTAAAAATAGGCGGTAAAATACCGCTTATAATACAAGGTGGAAGAGGATATGGAGAAACTAAACTTCCGATTTCATGTACAAACATATGTTTGACTGTGATACCTACAGACCATAATAGAACGGGTAAAGTAGGAGGACACGTAATAGATAAGGCAACAGTAGATTATTATTCTAGCGATGATCATGACAGTTACGACATGATGTATATTGCAATAGGAGTATAAAAAAGGCACTCGATTGAGTGCCTTAAATACTACTTAGGTTCTTTACCGTAAAGTCTTTCCATGCCTTGACGAGTAACAAGCCAGTTCTTACCTGATTTTTTAAATTCCCCCCTTAAAAAGCCTTTTTTTGTGCGACCTAAGCAGACTTGACACAAAGCATTTGCCGTCACGTTCCAGCGTTCTGACGCTTCTTGAGTAGTCATAACATCATCAATATTCAATTTTTATCACTCCAAATGATAGCGTTTGCTATTAACGCAAAAACAAAGGTAGTAAGTGAGTATATATTATAATCACTCGCCCACCACGAAATAATTGAACTTAACAACATAATTAATAATAGGATTTTGGTTTTCATAATACTTATGGTAAGATATAGGGAGAGGGGGAGTTTTTCTCCCCATCTCTGCTATTTATGCTTCATTTTGTCGATGATTGTCATAACTCCGACTAATATTGTGACTATCATTGATATTATTTGAAGCATATTTTTTATATCTTCCATTTTGTCACCTCCCTTATCTGTATATTATTATACATGATATCATGTATAAT